AAGATTAACAGATAAAAGTCTAATTACATATTATAAAATTAAAGAATTTCTTAAAAAATTAAAATTAAACAAGTATTATGAACATATACCAAATATAATCCACAGAATCACAGGAAATAAACAACTTATTATTTCACAAGATCTAGAGGATAAATTAATTGATATGTTCAACAAAATACAAGATCCTTTTACAAATCATTGCCCAAAGGATAGAAAAAATTTTTTAAGCTATTCTTATACACTTTATAAATTTTTTGAACTACTTGATAAACATGAGTATCTAATTTATTTCCCTCTTTTAAAAAGCAGGGAAAAATTATTTGAACAGGAAAAAATATGGATGTTAATATGTAAAGATTTAGGCTGGGAGTTTCATAAATGTATTTAATACATGGCAAGCGAAGAAGCGCCGCCCTTGAATAGAGAAGTGGTCTCGCCTACGCATGTTACATTAACCGAGGTAGCCTTAGCGTCCTTGGAGAAACTTAATACTAGTCTAATGTTATCGAAACGATTAAGGGGAACCGACGAGCCACCGTAGGCACGCGAGGCAAGTGGGAAGACGTAAATAGACTTCTTAGACTGATCTGTGTCTCTCATATTATTGGCAAATACGTTATCTAGTGAATTAGAAATTAAACCAAGAGACGAGGCGGTTGTACCATCTAGAAGCTGCGCGTCAATCGTACCAGAGAACGACGACGAATTTAGCTTAAGCTCGGCTGTATCTAAACCACAACCAGGCTCACCACTTACAGTGATGATAAAGTGCGACGAATATAGAGAGAAATGATCTAAATCGAGAGTGTAATTAGAATCTAGACCAGATTCCTGTGTCTTATTTACATTCTGTGTCATCTTTAGACGTTTGGGGATACCAGCTGGCTGCGACTTCATCATCTCGCGCTCCTCGTTGCACATAATCATGCAACGACCGAATAGCTTACCAGGCTCGATAGAAACCTGGGAAGCAGTAGGAACAACACTCTCGTGAGTATCAGTGAAAACCTTGGATAAATCATCTGTGAAATAAACCTTAATCTTAACAGACTGGTGAGGAGCCGCCGCCATTAAATAACCATTTTCAGTATTCTCGGTGAAACCCTGAAGTTCAGGAGCCATAGTCTTTGTGAGAAGGGGGAGACGAAGGAACATACTACGGCTCTGGGGGCTGCTCGAAGTGGCTGGAACACCCTGGAAACCACCAGCTAATGTAGATTTACCAGTATTTACTAAGGCGTCTAAGGTAAACCCAGAGCTCTCGTAGAACGAACCGCCGCCGCCAATGGCGGCACCCCTTCTGTTGTAGTTATACGAGTCGTTAGAATTGCCAAGACTTGGAGTAAGCTGATGGGCGAACTCAGTTGCGTTACCAACCCCGTTTATGGAAACGGGTTCGTAGATAGCAGCAGTTCTACCCGCCGTATCCAATTCAATGCCGTTAGTATTGACAAAACCGTTGGCCTGGGTACCAAACTTCTTAAATACACCCTCGCCCATCTCAGTGCAGTTACAGGCTAGAATGTCATCATTCTCTAATGTCTGCCAAATCTGAGTACCAACTTGGAATTCTACGCGCTCAATAATCGAGGCAAGACCAAAATTATTAAATGTAAAACCGTCAAGGAGGTTCGTGTCTGGGTTACCGAGGGCATCGGGACCGATACCAGTCTTAGATGTAGTAGGGGTGGTAGTACATTTTACACCAACCTGAATATATAAATCACCTAGTGCATCAATATCGTTATTTACTGTAAAAATCTGATTGCCACCCCAGCTAGTGGTACCGGAAACGCCACTCGTTGGGATCTCCATTATAGAAGAACCGTATAGAAGCTGACGTGTAGTGTCATTCTTGTTATAGAACAGGGACATTACATCACTGTCATTTGCGGTGACTTTATTTGTAACAGCAAGACCCTGGGTCCCACTTCCATTATACGAAGCATGAGCAGCTACAGCTCCAGACATTTTTATTTAATATACGAATATATTTTTTTTTTAAATTAAATTCGTATATTAAATTTATTGGATGTTTAACTCTTAAATATGTATTTAATACATCGCTAGAGAGGCGGCACCGGCTTTGTATAGAGCTGTTGTTTCACCTACACAGGTTACATCAATTACTCCAATTGGACCACCAAGTGCAGTGGATGGTATTACATTACATGGTGTAACCTTAAGTCTAATGTTATCGAAACGATTAAGGGGAACCGACGAGCCACCGTAGGCACGCGAGGCAAGTGGGAAGACATATGTCTTTACGTCATAAGAATCATAGTTCTTTGGTCCAATGCAGAAACTATTATTGTATAGACCAAGAGCAGAAGTAGATGGACTTGTTAACATACCAGTTGGGATAACACCCGAGAAAGACGAAGAATTTAATAGAAGCTCTACATTCTCAATGTCAAGAGATGTAGTAATAATTAGGTGTGAAGCATATAGAGAGAAATGATCTAAATTAATTGTGCTGGTTCCATTCTTTAAGTCCTGCTGAATACCCTGTGGCTGAGCTTTCATCTGCTCTCTCTCCTCGTTGCACATAATCATATGCTGAGCATACAACTTTACATCTAATTCGCTGAACGAGGCGCGCGGGGGCAAAGGAGGTCTCCCATTATTGGCTATAATTTGATTATACTGATCAAGTTTATCTTGAAGGATCTGCTTCTGGGCAACCTCATCTATATCAGTGCCGAGGGCGGCGATAACAGCAGCGACGCCGGAGGGCGAGGCGGCATCGGCGTTAGCGATGTCAAGAAGGTCGAGCTGATCACGAAGACCGGCATCAGTTCTGGCCTTCCACTTGGAAGTTAAGTCGGATTCATGGGCGTAATAAAGCTTAATCTTGACAGTCTGGTGTGGGGCCGCCGCCATTAGGTAACCGTCCTCTACCTGATCGGAGAACTTCTGTAGCTCGGGTCCAAGGGTCTTGGTAAGAATTGGTAAATGAAGATAGCACGTGTAAGTACCACTCTCCTCGATCTTACCCGGGGTATTCTGCTTAGAATAAGGTACGGGGATACCGCCCTCCTTGAGGAAACCATTAGCCTGTGAAGCCATTCTCTCATACTGACCCTCACCTAACTCAGTCTTATTTATAGCTAAGATGTCTTTATTTTCAAGAGTCTGCCATACCTGAGTACCTACCTGAAACTCAACCCTGTTAATGATTTTAGCTAAAAAGTAAGGATCGAGGTAACGACCAGTGGAAGTATCGACATTTACGCTTAAAGCAACGTATATATCACCTAAGCAGTCAATGTCGTTATTAACGGTAAAAACCTGACTACCACCGAAAGACGCAGAACCACCTGTACCAGACGAGGCGATCTCAATTGTAGACGAACCATATAGAAGCTGACGAGTAGTATCGTTTTTATTCCAAAATACAGATATTACATCGCCATCTGGGGAGTTTATTTTATTTGTAACAGCAAGACCCTGGGTCCCACTTCCATTATACGAAGCATGAGCAGCTACAGCTCCAGACATTTTTATTTAATATACGAATATATTTTTTTTTTAAATTAAATTCGTATATTAATTTTATTCATTAGGTTTAAAGTAAAGACAATTTAATACATTGCTAGAGAGGCAGCACCACCCTTGTAAAGACCTGTTGTTTCGCCTACACAGGTTACGTTAATTGTACCCTGTTCAATTGTGTGACCAGAAGATGTGATTTCGGGGTGATTAAATGTTAGACTTAGACGAATGTTATCGAAACGGTTAAGGGGAACAGACGCGCCACCAAAGGATCTCGCAGCAAGTGGGAATACATAGTAACCCATACCCGAGTCTAGATGCTGCTTATCAATGGTAAAATCGTTAGCGTATAAACCGAGTGATTTATTTGTAATACCCTTTAGTAGTTGACCGTCTAGAAGACCAGAATACGAAGACGAATTGAGTTTTAGCTCAGCATGTTTCAATGTCGGAGAAGACTTCTGATTCTCACCACCACGACCTGGGAAATCAGCACTAATTATAAGATGCGACCCGTAAAGAGAAAAGTGATCTAAATCAACTATAACAGGCTGATCAGGGTATATTTTGCTTGGGAAAAGTGTATTAACATTCTGAGTCATTTTGAGGCGCTTGGGAATACCATTTGGCATATTCTTCATCTGCTCACGTTCTTCGTTACACATTATCATATGCTGAGCATACAATTTGGTAGCGAGAGTGGCAGTCGGCGCCCAGTCGTGAGCAGCATTAGAAACGTATGTACCCTTTCCAGTTATAACACCATTTACATCGACTACGTCACCGCTGTAGGAAGGGTAAGCCTTAACCTTCTGAGTGGTGTCCCAGATATCACCAAAGTTGGAATAGTGAACCTTAATCTTAACGTTCTGATGGGGAGCCGCCGCCATCAAGTAACCATCCTCGGAATTCTGTGTGAAATTCTCTAACTGAGGACCAAGAGTCTTTGTAAGCATTGGTAGAGGGATGAAAGCCTGATACTTCTTACCAGGGGTCCACTCCTGTTCCCCGGCGGCCTCACGAGAACCATCACCCTTAACATAACCGGTAGTCTGAAGGCCTAGACGGTTATAAGAGCTCTCTGGAATTTCAGTTGCGTTGATGGATAGTAAATCATTGTACTCTAATGTCTGCCAGATCTGTGTACCAACCTGAAATTCAATTCTCTTAACAATCTTAGCGAGGGGGAATTTAACCTTAGACTTGAGTGTCGAACCACCCCAACCACCAGTGGGGGCCATTGTCAATTGTGTGGCTCCAGCGGTAATAGCGCCCTTCGCCTCACCCGATACAGGAAGAATCGCATCAACTGGAACCTCGCGGAATGCAGCAGACCAGTGGGGTTTGTCCGAGCCGCCGAAGGCCGACGCGATATCAGCTACAGGAGGGAGCGTGGTTAAATCAGTCCTTGCCGACCCCGTGCCGGCGTGAGCTACGAGCTGCTGATACCAATCGAAAGTCTTTACAGCATCATCGAGTGTCATGTAAACACCGCCTTCGGGTCTACCAACATCTGCGGGATGAACCAACGCTAGCTTCTGTACAGACCCGCCTCCACCGGTAGCCCACTCAGCCCACCCCCAAACCAAATAAGTTTTATCGTTGTAATATTTTACCATCTCACTAAGATCATCTAAACTAAAACCAAGAATCTGCATTTTGTCATCACCAACCCAAGCCCAGCCATTTGGTGGCGTAGTTTGAAAAGTGCCGATGGACGCACCTGCATTAATCGCGTGACTCTCACCTGGGGATAACTTTTTGAAATAACCTTTTGGGTCAGTGGCTAAGTTATTGCTGTGATCCACGACGGCGTTCTTGATCGCGTCATTGAGTGATATATTAGTGGTTGCGGGGGATGGATCTGTACGCACGCCGCCGCCAGGCCCAGTGCTTACCCCTGATATCATGCCAATGGTATCATAAGAAATATCAGTGATGACATTGGTGCCGTTACCCTGGGTCTGTGTAGGCCATGTTAAACCAGCCGCGGCCGCTTCCTTAGCCATTAAGCTTGTGTTATTAGTCGCACCATCGTTCTGGATATAGTAGAAGCCACCGGCGGCAGCGGTAAGGGAGGTCTTAGGTGCCTGTGGGATGGTATCAGTTGGTGTATTCATATCAACGGTAACGGATAAATACATATCACCTAAACAATCGATGTCGTTATTAACAGTAAAAATCTGGCTACCACCCCACGAGGCGTTTTTACCAGAACCCGAAGTTGGAACCTCTAATGTAGACGAACCGTATAGAAGCTGACGAGTTGTGTCAGTCTCGTTCCAGAAAACCGATACAACATCACCCTGGTTGGCGTCACTTATTTTATTTGTAACAGCAAGACCCTGGGTCCCACTTCCATTATACGAAGCATGAGCAGCTACAGCTCCAGACATTTTTATTTAATATACGAATATATTTTTTTTTTAAATTAAATTCGTATATTAATTTTATTGACTGTTTATTATTAAAACCATTAGTATAACTTTATAGTTGATACTCCATCCTTATATGTTACTAACATTTCTCCTCTACACGTTACGTTGATATTAGCCATTTCTGAAATATCAATTCCAAACTCATTTAATCCAGGTGATGTATACATTAGTTCTAGTCTTATATTATCAAAACGATTAAGAGGGATAGAAGAACCCCCAAATGCTCTTGAAGCCAACGGAAAAACATAATATTCATTACCGGCTGCTATATCTAGATTGTCTATGTTAAACTCATTTGAGTATAACCCCAGTGATTTATTTGTAATACCTTTAAGTATAGAAGCATCCATTATACCAGAAAACGATTCTGAATTTAAAAATAATTCTGCACTTTTTAATACTGGAATTTTTGTTTTATCAGAAAAACCGGGGAAATTAGAAGTTATTATAAGATGAGATGAATACAAACTAAAACTATCAAGATTGATTATTATTTTAGTATCGGGGTATAATTCTCGTGGGAATATTTTATTTACATTTTGAGATGTCTTAACTCTTTTTGGTATAATAGTATCTTTTTCCATTGCCATAATTAAGTTTTTCCCAAATAACGTACTGGTAAATGAACTATTTCGTCTCCACGACATGGGTGCATTTTCTATATTTTTACCAAACCTTCCCTGATTATTTTTAAAATAATCTTTTTCTTCCTTTGTCATAATGAAGTGTTTCCCAAATAACTTACTAGTTAATATAGCATTTGGTTTCCATGGCATGGGTGCATTTGTTATATATTGACCAAACCCTCTCTGTTTATTTTCAAGATTGTAAATAGGTGCTGTAAAACCCTTTGTTGCAAATACTTCATTTACATCCCAAATGTCTTCAAAATTAGAATAAAAAACTCTAACTTTAACTTCTTGATCTTGTGCCAAAAAAGATAAGTAACCATCCTCTTTATTTTGAGTAAAATTTTCTAACTGACCCCCGATTGTTTTAGTTAAAACAGGGAGAGGAATTACAGCCTGGTATGATTTACCAGGTATCCAATTATCAATTTTTGTAGATTCTCTAGTACCATCTGATCTTAAAAATCCGTGTGATTGAAGACCTAAACGTCTATAAGAGCTTTCAGATAACTCGGTTGCGTTAATAGCTAAAATATCATCATGTTCTAGTATTTGCCAAATTTGTGTACCAACCTTAAATTCTATTCGTTTTATTATTTTAGAAAGAGGAAAAGTAACTTTACTTTTTAAATCTGAACTTGCCCACCGTGGATTATCATATTCGTCAAGCTCAGGAGGTAATATAGCTCCTTCGGGAACTTCTTTAAATTGTTTCTTCCAATCAATGGGTTCACCTATATCTGGTAAATTGGAAAAATCTGTTATATCGTGATTAGATCTTTTTTGAGCCTGGTTTATTAAATCGAATACATCTAATGCTTTTGCGAATTTATTTCCGGGTTTTTTCTTAGGTCCGGGTGTTGGTGCTGCTGTAGCAGTATACGTTAATGTATTGGCTATATCAGAAGCACCGCTTATGACTTCACTTCCGTCTACTGTTTGAACCCCAGTTTCTGGTGCTCCTATAGAAATTGTATTGCCATCCCCTGAAATACAAACGGATGAGCCAAATCTATATCCACTGTCTTGTCCGCTTCCTATGTAATCTATAGCCGTTTTTATTGTATTAATTCCTTCTATGTAAGGGGAATGAGGTAATAAATTCCCGTTAGAATCAGTTTTTGTATAAGGTATCTCATCTCCGGTAATTTGAGTTATAATTGTAGTTGAATAATCTGATTTATTGTGTTGGTTGTCTTTTGATATCCTGTTTTTAAGAGTATATGTATTATCAGTGTTTTTATCATAAACTAACACTTCACCACAAGGAACTATATATTCGTCTACTCCATTAAATGTTCTATAGTAATCACTTGAATTTTTAGCCGTTCTTTCAAGAATAATTACTCGACCATCCATACTATCATCTTGAGAAGAATAATAATAAAGGGTTGGAGTGTCTTCAGATACTTCTATAGTTGTAATATTATTCTCTAAATCTATAGTAACCCCTTTAGTATATTCTACACCTGAATTATGTGTCCCATTAGGTGTTGTCGAAAATCTAATAATAGGATCTGGATGGATGGGTTGTGTTTCAGATTCTTGATAAAAATGATATGCATATTCCCAACAAAATTCATATTCATAAACACCTGGCTCATAAACCTTTTTATATAATTTCCAGGGGCCCGAATGAGGACTTTCAAGTACAAAATCGTCTTGACCTAAAAATTCCCATGAACTTAAATCCATGGCGCGCCGGAGCGGTGTGGCGCCGTCGAATAAAGAATCCTTAGTAATAAGATAAACTATAGTTCTTTTAGTGAATTGACCGGTTACATACAAAGCATAAGAGACTCCGTGAGGTAAATATACTATATTTTTTTCACTTGCAAAATTCATACCAGCCGTTTCTAACTTAGCCAGGTCAAAATAATTAGATTCAAAATCAAAATTTGTGTGTTGATCGTTAGCTCTAGTCGACCACTCATGATTAGAATCAAATACATTATCCGATGTTAGAATATAAGGCCATGGAGAATTGGGACCAGAAAAGTATTCAGGGTAATCTTCGAGCAGGGGATGGCCTTGAACCAGGTCGGGGTGACTGGTGGTCCACCCCGGGGTCGATGAAGGGACATTAGCGGGGAGCTGAGGAAATAAAATAACTTTAAAGGTTTGTGTGTTTTGTAAAAGAGGTGTTCCTTTAAACTTGTAAGTGTTTAATTTTACTAACTCAAGGTTAGGTTGAAGTTTATCGTTTATTCTAAAAAGATAATTAACAACAGATGAGCCACTGATGTTCAAAGTTGAACTATCCAGAACTACATCATATTCAACGGTTTTAGGTCCGGAATCTTCAGGTATATTCATCGGTGCCCCGATTACTAGACGACTACCATCTGAGTTTAAATCCAGAGAGTATTTCATTCGAGTATATTTCCAATGGTTATCTATAAAATTTACAGGACTTTCAAAAACTGGGGTTTCAGAACCTATACGATCAGCCATTACAGCCTTATGTCTAAAACCAGTATCTTTATATCCTTCTGGGTATATCGTCTGCCCTATTTGTTGCCAAACCCCGTCAATTACACTATGCAGTGTAATAGCGGGTTCACCAACTCCTCTAGTCATGTCGTTAAATCCATCATTTATAAAAGAATCGTATACAACTTCCCCGTCCTCCGGTAGAGGTTCTATCCAAGGAACTGCTTTCTGAGTTGCGGCTCGGCCTCCCATACCCGAGTGATTTTCACAGTAATAATAAAGTGTAGGCATTGTTTTTGCCACTCGAATAACTGTATGACCATAACCAGAAACGGCTTCGAGGATGTTTAATATAGGAGCCGTTCCTGTGTATATCCCACCCTTGCTATCAGGTAGAACATTAGTTCCATCAACTGGTATATACTCGAATCCTCCGTTATGAGTACCATCTGGTGTACTAGAAAAACGAAGAGGGTGTTCAGTTGGCCAGGTGAAAACATATATATTTCCATGGATTAAGGTTAAGTTTGGAGTTTCTATCTCGTTTAGTATATATTTACCATTATTTACAGTAATATTATAAGATTGATCATAATTTTCCACATCGAGTTCGAAGGACTTTCCATTTTCTATTCTACGAGTTTCTTCCCATGCCCATTTTGGGTATAAATTAGGTCTTTTTGAGTATACAGCTACGGTATTACCATCTGAACTCATTGTCATATCAATAGCCTCGTAACCGGTTGGGACAGTAAGTCCAGAATACATATCCCCGGACGAATGTGTCATATATACCCAATTTCCCTCTGAATTCTTTTCTATAACTCTTACTTCACAATTTGCCGGAGTTGGCCAACTTGGATTGTCTGTTATTGCTTCCCCTCCAGTTAAAAGACCGCCTACAGCCCCCGAGGCTGTACTATAAGTTTCTAAAGGTAAACTTCTTCTATCAACGGGGGTTGGCGCATCTGTTATATACACTATTCTATTACCATCTGAACTCATTTTAACACATTTTGCCGCCCATCTTTCTGGTTCCCCTGCTATGTATGTATTTCTGATGTATAAATTTATTATCTCAGGTAATTTAAAGTCTAAGTTTTGAAGAAGATAATGGGCTCCGTTAGTTGGGTCCCATATTCCATCCTCATTAATACTCATTTTATTAAATACATAATTTGGATTAACAGGCATAGCATGTACATCAGTCTTTGTTGGCCAACCATTATCCGTCCCATAATAACCCTCATCCGCATGAAGCGTGGAACCGCCGTCGTCGCCATAAAGTCGTATTAGTTGTTCGTCAAATATATCGTCATGGAGCGACGAACCAGGTACTTGATAGCCTTCTCCGGTAGGTTGCGCGTCGCTTCCATGAATAATTCCGGTATAGCCGTAAGAGCCCCCGTTTTGTATATATTCAGCACCATGTTCTATGAGGGCTTCATGAAAATTCAACCACTTTCTGTATATGTATTGATGCCATATATCTTTATCTCCTCTTCCGAAAAGTCCTGAATCTTTTATATAGTCTACTTTATGATTTATCCATCCATTTATTCTATCCGAATCATTATATCCTATTCCTCCAATATTATCCTGATTAGGACCATGATTAGTAGGATCCCAGTATCTAATCCAAACATTACATGGATGTGGTTTATATGAATCGGAACCCCCACCTGGAAATTCAGCCTCTTTAAAATATACATAATGGTTGAATGGTATAGTTGAATCCGGGAAAGTTATACCAGAGGCATTTGTTTGATTTTCAGTATTTATAGCATTTCTTGATGTGTCAAAATCTTCCTTATATGAAATACTAGGTTCATAAGGATTACTAGGTTTAATACCATTGTTTTTAAAACTAATAGAATTCATATACCCAGAATTAGAAGCTTTTATGTTACGCGGGAAATCCAGAGAGTACGGTAAAGGATGCCACCCCCCAGATAAATCAGTGCCGGTCGCCGAAGTTGCCATCATAAATTCCGACAATGGTGTTTCTTCGGGGGCTTGCAAAATTCTATGACCAATTCTTGGTCTCATTTTAATAAAATCAGAAAAAGGAACCGTTTTAGAGTCTAAAATTCTTTCCAATGATGCCCTAGCCCAAGATTTAGAAAGACTATGTGTTTTTACACCATCTTCACGATTTATATCGTAATTACTGTCCCAACGATGTCTTCTACCATACTCAGTAATAAACCATGCCCATTTCCAATTATGAACAGATTCAGGATTTTCTTGCGTTGGGTAAGGGGCCCGGAAATATACGTCACCCGTACTAGGATGGGTGTATGTGTATTCATCAATATTATCATAATCTCCTGGGAGAAATTTATCAAAATCTTCAGTTCCTCCCAACTTCCATTTTTTATAATCAATAATTTCAATAGGTGCACAAGCGTGGTTGTTATTTATTGTATTTCCAGCTAAAGCTCTTAAATCTAAAGAAGCTAAAGAATTTCCATCACCTGATAATGATACATCCCAAACACCAGGAATTCCTTTATAATCCATATCAGATCTACTATATCTACCCACATAACCTTCGTTAACAAATTTCCATCCATCGGTTTCCGTATAATCAAATGTACCACTCCATCCATTATATGGAGCCCCTGAATTTTTATTAGATTCAGCAACAACTATACGGGTACCATCGGCGTTTATACTAATGTATTTATTATTTGTAAAACCATGAAGTCCACCCTGTGTAAACCCAGCAAAATTAGTAGACTCTGCATTGAGATCTGCAGGTGTATTAGCAGTTAAATCTGGATTTATTACACTACTATGTTGATTTTCCCCTGTCCATTCTAAAGTCATACCATTAGAAGAAGGGTCTGTAAAAATAGTATTACCATTAGCAAACCCGTTCTGAGAACCAGGCACAATAGTGCTATCTACTCCAGTTCTTTTAGGTGGTGTAAAGGTAGATTTTGGAGGATGTAATACCCCTGATAATATCCAAATCCCCTTTTTCTTTTTATACACTCTAACTTTTCCAATATGTCTTACAGTATCATCTATGCTTAAATTATCAGGTCTTTTCATGTAATGCCCAATTGGTACTCCTTCTACTCTATGAGTATGCGACCAAGTTCCATAAGGAGCCTCGGCCGATAGATATGTATTCCATGGAGCGTTATGGGCAACGTCTTTAACACCTGCTGTTACCAGTCCGTCTCTAGATATTGTAAACCCCTGTCCAACTGCCATTGTATTACCATCTTCACTTATAACAACACACTCTCCGTTAAAATCTGCATTACCGGCTTCCTGATCATTTATAGAAAAACTGTTTTTTGTTATACTTTTAACCTCCCCATCTTGTAACCCGGATGTCTCGTTTAATGTCTCAAGGGGATAACTGCGTGTTGTATTGTCATTATAATAATTCACTAAATTATCGATGTCATTTTTATTAAGATACGATTTAAATAGATCACCTGCTACAACCCCCTCGGATTTATATATCTCAAATTCCCCGTTTTCATCTAAAGCTAAAAATTCATTACCAGTGTGTTTTATTTCGTTGGCGTCTTCTTCGGTTAATACTCCAGGAAATCTACCGGGGGGAGGTCCATCTGTTACTTTAGAGCTTAAATGATTATCGTTTGCGGTTTCGATTAATGATGTGTTTATCCAGTTATTAAATCCTTCTAGAATATTACCTGAATTATCATGGGGTTGATTTACCTGACTATCAACCGTTGTCATATGAACAGAATCAGTCTTAGATAATATACCTGTATTAACTAATTCATTAGGTTCTTCTCCCGTTGATGTATTAGTATCGTAATAAGTTCTTAACCCTTTTAATGTTTTTCTCTGAGCGGGAAGTTCCATCCAATGTTGATCATCCCCATCTCCTCTATTTGGATATCCATTTTGAGAATATGCAGAGGGTATTCCATTAGCATCATAACTAATTGATTCATCTCTTTTAAACCCCTGTTGATAACCTATTATACTACTCTTGGGTTCTGTATCACCTTTCTTTATTCCCTTAAGAGAATAACCAACTGGTTGTGTATTGTTTAAAAATTCATGATTTGGATCAGACGGCTTTTGTAATAATGCGGTTATTGTTCTTGGATATTGTTCTTCCAGTGAAGAATCGGGGATGTTAAAATCTACATTCAATGCTAAGTAAATGTCTCCTATACAATCAACTTCTGGATTAACACTGAAAGTCTGACTGCCACCCCATGTTCCTTGTTTATTAGATGTTGATGTAGGAATCTCTAGAATGTTAGATCCGTGTAAAATTTGTTTATCTGTATCTGTTTTATTCCAGAATACAGATATTACATCACTTTCTTTGTCATCGTTTATTTTATCTACAACAGCTAACCCCTGTGTACCGGTTCCATTGTATGATGCTATAGAGGCAAATGAACCAGTTGCCATATAATATATACTATAACGATATATATTATATTACAATTAAATTCGTAAAATTAATAGACAGTTAAGGGTTATGTATTTAGGCTGAAAGTGATATAGAACCACCAACGGTGGTCTGGACAGTAGTACCAACAGCTGTAGCAACTAATTTTGGTTTCCCAGCTGCTATAGAGGTACCGTCTAGATTATCACCAGTAAAATCATAATTAGTACTCGTCAATAAATCTTCTGTGGATGTACCAACACCTCTCTTCACCGGGTTATATATATCGTTGTTTATTCTTATATTTAATTTTACACTATTACACTTAGCAAGGGGTATTCCAGATGTACTAAATGCAGAATCTGAAAGTTTTAAAATGTATACACCTTCATTATTATGATTTTTTAAACCATAATCACTTAATTGAGAAATCTGAAGAGCTGTACCAGGAATAAAACCGGTTCTTTCGCCACCCACTACAAGTTCAACAGAGTGTAACCAATCTTGTACATATCCTACTTTAGGAACCTCTGGATAATGGGGTTTTTTGAGGATAGGGTTGACTCCCGACCAAGGGTCCGTCGAATTCGTTGGAGGTTGAGAATCCATGGAACCTGCGTTGTTATTTGTTATGTTGAATGGTATAAGAGGGTAATGAGTTATTGTTTCACACGAATTAAAATCTCCACGATTATCGTCTGGGATTAGTGGACTATAAGATTCTAAATGGTCTACACCACTCCAGAATCCATCATCCATGGGACTGCGTGGCCACGGACCGGAGCCAGTCACCGACGCGAGCGTTGAGTTCTTGCCCATATCAAAATTAAGTCCCGCGGATGAAGGCCATTTCTGGCGGTATTGAAGGTGGTTATTCAGGAAACCGCTGCTAGAGAGGGCGGCGGCGAGAGCGGCCGTGTCAATATGTTTAGTTAA